ATTTGAATTACAATATAGAATATAATATTTTATAAAAAATATTATGTAGTTAATATATATATATATAATACAATGAGTAATGTGCCTGGCCAAATGCCTTTAAGTTCTGTCGTAGACCCCGTATGCGATTTCAATCATAAGCCTTCGTATATGGTGCAAAAGTCAGCCGTTGAAAATGCATATTTTCAGGTTGTCACTCTATCTAACTATTCGGACTCTCTTTTGAACTTTAAACTTCAAATGTCTAATGCAGATTCACAGATTGCAGATAAGGTAATTCTCATGGAAGTGCCTATTAGATTTAATATAACCGGCTCTCGTGCATCCGGCCTCCCCTTGCTTCAGGATGGACAATTTGGTGTGCGTAGTAATGCAATTACTAAAGCAATTAATAACTGTCAGCTATCTGTTGCCTCAACCGCTCAGATTTCTCAACCTTCTGATAATGGTATTATTACCAGTGCATTTGAACAATCGGCTCCTATGGGTTGGCGTAAGCATTTCGAAACTGTTGATTCTGTTGCATTTGATTCGTGCAGCAATTACGATGATATGGTTGGCGGCCTTCGTAATGTTTTGTCTCTTTATCGTAATGGTAGTGGCTCATATCTCGGCCGTGCAGCTTATGATATTACTGTTGAAAGCAATACCGCAGTTGCAGCATCATTACTCGTTAAATTCTCATTTTGTGTATTTCTTTCACCTCTTCTTTCAACTTTCAGCGTGCAGGGGCCATCATCTCCAGCATTCAGCCATATTGATAACCTTGTGCTCAACCTTCAGCTTCAAAGCCTTGCAACACGAACTCTGGCATTTTGCCGTGATGCTCTTAGCGACCGTCTAAGCATCACAAATATTCAGGCTCTAATCGGCCCTAATAGCGGTGTTGCTCCTCCAGTTGCAACCTTTACAACTTACAATTTGACTGATATGAGTGTGGTGCCTCCAGTTGATAATATGCCTCTTCAAATTCTTGACCGTTATAGTCTTCAGTTTAATCAGGCTCCAGCAGATGGCTTTCGTGTTGTATCGGGGCCTTCTATTACTCTTGATACAGTGCCTTCATATGTTTTGATTTTTGCATCTCATCCTATGTCCAATTATACTTCTCAAGCTCTTGTATTAAATGATGCATCAGTATGTCATGGTAGTCAGCTTACGGATACCTTTTGCGCTATCAATCAGGTTAATCTTCAAGTGGCAGGTGTAAATATGCTTAATCAATCTAACTCCAACACTCTATATAAAATGTGTGTTGAGAATGGCAGCGAACTCCCGTATCCATCATTTGCAGGAACTCCCCTATTGAATAGTGTTTCACCAACCCTAACCTATACAACCGGTGTAGGCAGTGTTATTAAACTTAATTTTGATACTAATATTAAAGTGATGGCAGGCGGCCAGCAGGTATCTCCAGGAACCAATTATAAGTTTTTGTTTCAAGCCAATGTAAGTGTTAAAAACATTTACAGACTAACAAACAACCAGCTAAGCTTGTATTATGTATTTGTTTATCCATCTATCTTGCAAGTCCGCGGCGTCAATGAAAGCAAGCTTATCCAGAGTCCATTGACTCTTTCGGATGTTGCAAATGCGCATCAACAGGTTGCAACAACTCATTATCAACATATTGTAAATCACGATTTGCAAGGATGGGGATTAGCCGGCCGTATGCATAAACTTATTACTAAACATAGTGCCAGCAAGAATACAAAACGTGGCCGCATGATTACTAAACATATTAAAGATGCTATTGCAAATGTAAGCGGCGCCGGTTATACAGGTGGCCGTATGAGTAGTGGCAGCCGCAGTGGCAGCCGCAAAGGTAGCCGTAAATCATCTCTTAGATTTCAATAAATATAATAATTATTTTGTTGTATAATAATATATATCAAAAATGGATTTCAGAGATATTCTATATCCAAATGACCTAACAATTTATTGCCGTAATCTGATAAATTTAGGAAGTAGTTTATACTATGGAAAATCAACAGCATCACAAGAGATAACTGAAGGAGAGCCTGTATTCGCAATTGAATTTAATACACAACTATATAACCGTAATGTAATAGTGGAAGATAATGAAACAAAATTTTATCCAGAGAATGGCACTGTTAATGCATCAGTAGTGGCTGAGGTTTCAGTCGTAGAACCAGATGGTTTAATTATAGACCAGATAGGAGCGGCAATTAAAATAATTCAATATGATAAAGATGATGATATTAAAAGGGAATCTATACCAGCATTTTTATCATTTTTACCAAACTCAAATTATAAATCAAGTCGATTTACATTAAATACATCTATCTTTTGTGAAATGGTTGAAGGTGATTATATAAGTGTTGTTGCTTATCCGGCACAAACAGCAAGCGAAAATTTTACAGTATTAATCGTTTCAGCGAATTTACAAATAAATACTGTATAAATAATTTTATCATATAATTATATATATATAATATACTATGTCTAATATTTCATGTAGTATTTTACCATTAAAAAAAAATGAACGTAGAGGCACATTAGATGAATGTATTAAGAAAAGACAAATACGATATTATGGAATTCAGCCAATAGATATGAATGAAATAACTGTAGATAAAATAATGGCTAAAATAAAAGAATTAAGAAGTAAAATTAAAAAATTAACGACTAGAATGATGAACTCAAAAAAACAGGGAGAAATAGATAAAATTAAAATTGCATTAGAAAAAGCAACTAGTGAAATGACTAAATATAATCAATTAATTGATGAAATTAATAAAAAACAACAAATAACAATAGAAGAGGATACACCGCCGCTAACAACAGAAGAATTATTAAATTTATATGCACCAACAGGAGGGACAATATCATGTGGAATTAGGCCATTAAAAAAAAATGAACGCGCCGGCACATTAGAAGAATGTATTAAGAAAAGACAAATACGACGTTATGGCCTTGAAAAAGTAGATTTAGGTGAAGTTAGAAAGGCAAAACCAGGAAAGAATGAACTGACACGAGATAAAATAATGGTTAAAATTTCAGCATTAAAAGGTAAAGTAAAAAATCTAACGAGTAAGATGATGAATGCAAAAAAAGAGGATGAGAAAGAACAATTTAAATCTGAATTAAATAAAGCAACTAATGAACTTACTAAATACAGAGAACTATATGCAGAAATTGAAAAAAAACCAAAAGGCTCAACTATTAAAATAGAAGAGGATACACCGCCGCTAACAACAGAAGAATTATTAAATTTATATGCACCTAAGGGAGGAGCAAAAAGACCGATTGAGGCTAAATGTTTTGATGGATATTTTATGATGAAAAAAGGCGAGTTAAATAATATAGTTAAAAAAATTGATAGTAGCATACCAGTATCAAAACTAAAGAAAGCACAATTATTATGTTTATTAATGAAACAAGCAGCACAACAACCTATTAGACAGGAAACGAGACAGGAGATTAAAATAGATGAACCATTAATGGAAGCACCACAGATAATTGAAATAGAAGAACCACAGATGGAAGCACCACAGATGATTGAAATAGAAGAACCACAGATGGAAGCACCGCAGATGAAAGCACCACAGATGGAAGCACCACTATCTAATATTGAACCTATACTTTATATACCACCACATTATAAGAATGGAGATACACTCATATATTTTCATAGATTATTCAAAGATTTGACAGATGCTTATGAATATGTGAAATATGGAATTATTAGATTATTTTTTAAAGAAAAACACCAGAGAGAATTAGAAAAATGGATGCGAGTAAATTATGATTTTTATAGGTCGATAACACAGCGCTATTTAGATGCGCGTGATAGAGATGCGAATTTTAATTTAACGGAACAACAAAAATTTAATTTGGATGATAAGACAAATGATATAATTGATTCTATGCCACTAGCTGATAAAGATGATGAGATACATTGGGGCGTGCAAAATAGATATGAAAGGAGTCCATCAGAAAAAATAGCTTATTATATCGATTTATTAAGCTCATTAGATAATAAAAATTATGCTAAACGAGATATAAGAAATATTATTGATAAAATTAAGGAATTAGAACAAAAACCTAAAAAAGGCCCTATAATAAAGAAGAAATTACAAGTTTTATCTAATGAGTTTGAAGTTGCTAAAAAAATAGAACCGAGTATTACAGCAGATTTACAATATCAAAAAAGATATTTACAACATAGAATTAAAAATATGGAACGTGCCAGAAAGTCAGGCTCAGGAAAAGATAAAATTGATTTAAATAAAGAGTATCCTAGCTCGTGCTTTAATGATTATCTTAATATGACAAAAGGAGAATTAAATAAAGTTGTTAAAAGAATTAATAAAAATATAGAAGTATCTAAACTAAGAAAACCAGAAATATTATGTTTATTGATGGAATTACAAAAAGATAAGGTTTATATGCAACCACTAGCGCAAAAGAACAATGAGGCTAAGCTAAGAAGAGAACAACAAGAACAAGAATTTAATGATAAAATCCGTGAATTAGAGCGAAGCCGATTAGAAAGGTTAAAGAAAAATATATATGGTGAGGGAAGAATTAAGAAAAGAAAAAATAGCTAGTAATAAAATTTAATATAGTATAATAATATATTATATTAATGGGAAATCAATGTTGTCGTAAAATCCCTGATATGGAGATTGAAATTAAAGGAAATAATATATGTCAAGATATCACATGTAGAAGCCGTTGTTTATCAACTTGTTGTATTAGCCAGGCACAGAAACAGCACCACCACAAACACCACCATAAACACCACACGCACGAAATAGTGAAACAACCAGAGACACAACCACCGCAGATATTTGAATAATTTAAGACCATAAGGATTTAGATAAACATAATACCTTTATGGTTTTTATTCTATGAAAGCCATAAGAGTATCTTGTGGAGGGAATTTATTTTGTGGAGGAGAAGGAGGAGGGAAAGAGGAAGCATTTTACTTAATTTTGCCATTAAGGTAATGATTGTGGAGGCGGTGGAGGAAATTTATATAAACTAAATAGAAAAAATAAATTTCAAAATAATATTTTTATATTTTTATTTATAGCTCTAAAAAATGTAGCCTCCACTTTTAGCGCCTCCTCATTAAGTAAAAATTAAGTAAAGTGGGGAGGCGGTTTAAAACATAGTAATATATATAATATATAATATGGATAATTTACCATTCTTAAGACCAAAGAAATCTCCAGCTTAAAAACCCAGCACTATATGGATTATCTAAATTATCATGCATATGTCTCTTTCGGTATCTATCTCGACGGATTTTATCATTATGGGATAAATCTTTATAATATCCAATCTTATCATTATAATGCTGATAGTTTAATGCACCAAAGGACGTAATATACTCACCATCTAAAGTATAAGCATCGTATTTTTTGTTTTTACGACGAACAGCTGGAGCAACAAATATATAATTATCTAATTGTTTTACGAACATAATAATATTAAGATATATATTATTATTATATTAAATTAATTCTTGTAATAATTTCTGTCTGCATGGTATCATCTTGTTTATACAATTGTTATGTATCATATGGTATCCTTCTCTATATCGCAAATCATTTATATTCTCAAATTCAATTTCTTCAAGTAATTCAATATCATAATCATTATATTTTATAATCTCATACGATGACATATATTTTTTAGCATTGTTGCGTATATAATCAGTATAATTATGTTTATGTTTCTGTAATCGTTTTTTAATATCTTTCAATGTAGAGCCAATATAGCATTTATCTATTGATGGACTAACAATTTTATAAACATATCCTTTTTTTAACATTCTATATATAATTAAATTTTAGAAAAATATTTATAATTATAATCTCACATAAGATATACTATAATATGCCACCTTGCTATCTCGTATAACTCGATAGGGGGGCTTTTTTTTTGCTTAAAATTAAAATATTAATGATTTATTCTAATTTTTACAGTTTTATGAATAATCAGAAATCATTTAACCTAGGTTAAATGTTTTCTGATTCTGCAAAAATCCATTATATTTTGATTATTTAGCATTTTATGATACATTTATATATATATTATATTTCTTAAATTTAAAAAGCCCCCCTATAGAGTCATGTGATATTTCAGCCAACATATGTTTATTAGTGTTATTGTGTCTATTTTTTGAAACATAAGAATATGAACCGCCACATATATCACATTTAGTTTTTTCTTTTAATTTAGTT